AATTGCTCGAAAGTTATACCGAAGAAGAATGGAATCAAATTGACTCGTTTATCAAACACGAACGTGATGAGAACTTGACATATGTTGCCATGGAGCAATTTCGAGGCAAGTATCTGGTACAGAATCGTGTCACAAAAGAAATTAAAGAAACACCTCAAGTGACTTATGCACTAATTGCTGCAACACTGTTTAGTAACTATCCTTCGAACAGTCGAATGATGTGGGTGCGTGATTATTATGATGCTATTTCAACTCATCAAATCAGTCTTCCAACACCGGTGATGGCAGGTGTGCGAACACCACAAAGACAGTTTTCAAGTTGTGTTCTTATTGAAACCGATGACAGTTTAGATTCAATCAATGCTACTGCATCAAGTATTGTCAAATATGTGTCACAAAAAGCAGGAATTGGCATAGGTGGCGGACGTATAAGAGCAATTAAGTCTCCTATTAGAAACGGTGATGCGTACCACACAGGTGTTGTACCGTTTTACAAACTGTTTCAAAGTGCCACAAGAAGTTGCAGCCAAGGCGGTGTGCGCAACGGTGCAGCAACGCTTTACTATCCAATCTGGCACTTAGAAGTTGAAGATCTACTGGTGCTAAAGAACAACAAAGGCACAGAGGACAACCGTGTGCGTCACATGGATTATGGTGTGCAGTTTAATAAACTGATGTATGAAAGACTACTCAGCGGCGGCGACATCACATTGTTTAGTCCACATGATGTGCCAGAATTATACGATGCTTTCTATGCTGACCAAAACAGATTTAAAGAGCTTTACGAAACAGCCGAGCGCAATACACGTTTGCGTAAAAAGAGCATAAAGGCAGTTGAGCTGTTTTCGTCGTTCTTACAAGAAAGAAAAGACACCGGACGCATTTATCTTATGAATGTTGATCATGCCAACGAACACGGATCGTTTAAACCAGAACTGGCACCTGTTCGTCAAAGCAATCTCTGCTGCGAAATTGATCTGCCAACAAAACCGCTTCGAGACATCTATGATGAAGAAGGTGAAATTGCACTTTGTACGCTGAGTGCTATCAACTGGGGAGCATTTAGAGATCCCGAAGATATGCAAAGAGCTTGTACACTAGCAGTGCGAGGACTTGATTCTTTGTTAACATATCAAAATTATCCAATTCGTGCAGCTGAGTTAGCAACCGAAAACCGTCGCCCTCTTGGAGTTGGCATTATCAATTTAGCATATTGGTTGGCAAAAAACAACACCAGTTATACCGAGCCCGACCTTGAGTTGATTGATCGCTGGGCTCAACACTGGAGTTATTATCTAATCAAAGCAAGTGCTGATCTAGCTGCTGAAAAAGGTGCTTGTCCAAAAAGTCATGAAACAAAGTATCACGACGGTGTGCTGCCAGTTGATACATATAAAAAAGAAGTCGACGAATTAATCAAACACAAAGATTGTGTTGATTGGAAAGGATTGCGTAAGCAATTAAAAGATACAGGTATTCGCAACAGCACACTAATGGCACTAATGCCAGCAGAAACATCAGCGCAGATTGCAAATGCCACAAACGGTATTGAGCCTCCCCGTAGTTTTGTTAGTATCAAACAAAGCAAAGACGGTGTGCTTAGACAAGTTGTACCAGAATACAAGCGTTTAAAAAACAAGTATGATCTATTATGGGATCAAGCAAGTCCCGAAGGGTATTTGAAGATTTGTGCTGTTTTGCAAAAGTATATCGATCAAGGTATATCAGTAAACACAAGTTACAATCCGCAAAATTACGATGACGAAAAAATACCCATGAGTGTTATGATGCAACACCTTGTTATGACTTATAAGTATGGGCTCAAGCAACTGTACTATTTTAACACATTTGACGGGTCTGGTGAAATTGATATTGATAAGTTTGCAAATAACACATCTAGTCAACCCCTTGATCCAATCGAAGACGAAGAAGACTGTGAAAGCTGTGTAATATAAAGGAAGAACAATCAAATGGCAGTATTAAATCTAAACCAAGAACGTGATCATGTAACTAGTCTTGCATTTTTAGACCCCAACGGAGGTGTAGCAATTCAAAGATACGACACACTAAAGTATCGTCAATTTGACAAGCTAACAGACAAACAGTTGGGATTCTTTTGGCGCCCTGAAGAAGTTGATGTGTTACGTGATGCCAAGGATTTTAGAGAATTAACTGACCACGAACAACATATTTTTACCAGTAATCTAAAACGTCAGATTGTGCTCGATAGTGTACAAGGTAGATCACCTAACTTGGCATTTTTACCGGTTGTGTCGTTGCCTGAGCTGGAAACATGGATTGAAACTTGGGCATTTTCAGAAACAATTCACAGCAGAAGTTACACACATATTATTCGTAATGTGTATTCAAATCCTTCAAAAGTTTTTGACGAAATGATGGACATTCAAGAAATTGTCGACTGCGGTAAAGATATTAGCGAACACTACGATGATTTGATCGACTATAGCATGTACTATCAGTTGCTGGGCGAAGGCACCCATACTGTTAATCGAAAAAAAGTAGAAATAGACTTGTATGAACTAAAAAAGAAACTGTGGCTTGCACTTAATAGCGTAAATGTGCTAGAAGGTATTCGATTTTATGTGAGCTTTGCATGTAGCTGGGCATTTGCTGAGTTAAAGAAAATGGAAGGTAATGCTAAAATCATCAAGTTGATTGCTCGTGACGAAAACTTGCATTTAGCAAGCACTCAACAGTTGATGAAGATTTTGCCAGATGACGACCCTGACTTTGCACGTATTGCCGAAGAAACTAAAGAACAATGCACAAAACTTTATATTGATGCAGTAGAACAAGAAAAAGAATGGGCTGACTATTTGTTTAAAGGTGGTAGTATGATTGGTTTAAATAAACAACTGTTGTCAGATTACATCGAATGGATTGCGCACAAACGAATGACAGCAGTTTCGTTAACTTCTCCTTATCGCGGAGGCAGTAATCCGTTGCCGTGGACACAAAAATGGATTGCTGGTGGTGATGTACAAGTTGCCCCGCAAGAAACCGAAATAACCAGTTATGTCATCGGCGGCACTAAACAGGATGTTGACGAAAACACATTATCAGGATTGTCACTATGATATACATTTGGGGTAAACCAGCATGTCCAAGTTGCACAAAAGCAAAAGCATTGTGCGAGCAGCGTGGATATGACTTTGAATATTTGGAACTAGGCAAAGACTTTGAAAGAGAGCGAGTGCTTGAAGAATTTCCAGAAGCACGTACATTCCCACAGATCGTAGTTAGCGGATTGAAAGTCGGCGGCTATGATCAATTTGTAAAATATGTTGAAGAAACAAACTACACAGGAACAGGACACACTTTATGAATGACTTGAAACCCGACACACTCTACACAATCAAACTTGTAACCGGTGAAGAAATCACAGCCAAGGTAGTAAACAAAGGCATTGATTCAGTTGAATTATCACATCCTATTAACATGGTATTAACTCCTGACGGATTGCAAATGGTTCCTAGTTTGTTAAGTGCTGAACCAGGAAAAACTGTACGGCTAAATAATAGCAGTTGGGTAATGTTTTCAGAAACTCGTGAAGATGTAAAAAATTCTTGGATCGAAGCAACTACTGGTATAAAGACAGTAAAGAAACAATTTATTACTGGATAAATGCCACATCGGTTTGTGATCATGATTGACGGAGAGTTGCTGACTTATCATCGTTTCGAAGATATTCCTCAAAAAATTGACCATGTGATTGAATTCGTGCCAGAAGTGCCACCACCACCGCACACTGACAAACAGCACGAAGAAATGGAAACATGGCAACCGAGACTAAATGAACTAATGGAGAGAGAACGTGCCAGCAGCCGCAAGAATTCGTGACCCAGGACTACCGCACTGTAGTGGTCATACCATAGCCACTGGTTCAAGTGATGTGTATGTCAACGGGCAAGGAGCAGCTAGATTTGGCGATTCCAACACCACACACAAGATGCCGGGAAGTCCATGTCCAGATCACTCGGCCACAATCAACAAAGCCAGCGGTACAGTTTTTGTCAATGGCAAAGGATTTGCTCGAGTAGGCGATACATATGCTGGGTGTACTAGTATATCTTCAGGTAGCCCTGATGTCTTTGTAGGTGATTGACAATGGGAGCATTATCACCTACAATGTCTATTGCCGGCGCCGGTTTACTACCTAATCCTCCTGCAGATGTAGGCATTGCATTAACTGAAAACACAGACCTAGCCAACACAGTTGCAGAATACACACAACTATCTACAGTCTCTACATTCATGGATGCGGTAGCGTTAGGAAACACTGCACTAACAGCCACTGATATTTCATCTGCTACATTTGAAGACCTTGTTACAATTGGCAATGTAACTTTTCCGGCTATCAATAACATTTTGCCCAGCGGTGTTGATTCTGC